AGACTTGGTGGCACTATTGATTTATCTCAGTTTGCAAATCTTACAGAGTTTATATGTCAGGGTAATGATGTTACAAGCATTGCTGGTCATACAACCAATAACAATCTAACAAAATTAGATTTCGACGATAATAAAGTAACTGGTTCTATTCCAATTTATCCAGCTAATAGTGGACTTACTTATTTAAATTGTCAGAGAAATCTGCTTACGGGCTCAATTCCTAATTTATTATCATTTCCTAATTTAACGAATTTTTATTGTGCTAATAGTCAGCTTAGTGGCTCAATTCCTCCTATATTATCACATCCCAATCTAAAAGTTTTTTATTGTAGCGATAACCAGCTTACCGGCTCAATCCCAGCTCTTCCCAGTGGCATAACTCATTGCACTTTTTACAACAATCAATTTACAGGACCAATACCAAGTGTAAGTAGTTCTACTAATTTAAGTCTTTTTTATTGTTTCGGCAATAAATTAACTGGATCCATACCGAGCTTAAATGGATTAACCAAGTTAATAGATTTTCGGTGTCAAGGACAAACCGGCGTAACAAAACTTAGGGGATCGATTCCAAGTTTAAACGATAATAATAGCCTTATACTTTTTGCTTGTAGCGCGAATGAACTAACTGGGTCTATTCCAAATCTTACAAACAATATAAAACTAGAGTATTTTTATTGTGACAGAAATCAACTCACAGGTTTTGCTGGTGGTTCAGTCTCTAACACTTTGGGGCAATTTGAAGCATATAATAATCAATTAACTTCCACAGTAGTTAATAACCTTTTATCAGCTTTTGTGGCGGCGGGGAGAACAACTGGCACGCCAGTTGTAAATGGAACTTGTACATTAAATTTAGGTGGAACAACTAATTCCAGACCAACGGGTCAAGGACTAACGGATTTTGCAACATTAACAGGTAGAGGTTGGATTGTTACAACAGGAACTGCCGCAGCATTATGATTAAAATATATTCAAATCAAGAAAGACCAGATGTAATTCCAATGGTTGATAGCGTTATGACAAATGAAACCGAATGGTGGATGATTTATAATGCAAATACATTACAAGTGCTTGTTCCACCACAGCAATGTGCGGGAGGAACTTCCTGTGTATATACGATGGTTATTACTGACACAAAACAAGAAATAGATCAATATATTCAAGATAATGGTTTAATTCTTCCACCTAGCGAGTTTGACTCTATTTATAATATAGAATAACACGTTCTGGTATTTCCAGATATTCTTTATAAGATTTTAGAATTTTAGCGGGACAAAAGTCTTGCACTTTTTCATATTTTCTATTGTCTTCTGGCCATTTTCCAAAATTATATAAGAAAGCATATTTATATATAATTGCGTTCGCACTTTGCACATATTTTTTATGATCAAAAAGTTTATTATTTTTAATAATATTTACAGCGCATTTTTCGCAATCTATTTCTAATTCCATTAATGCTTCTAATTCTTTTTTATAATTTTGTGGTTTTAAAATAATTTGTGAATAACTCACATCGTAATCACAAAACTTATTCCATAATTTAGAATCATTTCTCCATTGCATAAAATGGCAGTATTCGTGAATTAATACGCCAAACCATTCGTCTTCTTGTAAATTTCCTTTTGCTACTTTAATAATTGGATTGTCATGAGAATCCATATAAAAAAGTCCTGAGCATTTACTTTTACCACCGCAGTAATTTCCTTTTAATAAAACAATACGACCATCAAGAGATTCGATATCTTCCTTGATGATATCGAACACCTCGGAATTAATTAAAGACGACATCAATAGTTATTTACACTAGCATTTTTATAAAATGTTGATAGAAGAGATTTTGGAATTTTTTTGTGTAAACCTATAGAATACTAGTGTATGAAATATTTTTGCTCAAAATGTGGCAAGACCACCCAATATAATTTTGAACTACCAAAATTTTGTGCTTTTTGTGGGCAATCGTTTGCTAGTAAAACATCTTCCATGCCAGTAGAAGATAAAAGAAATAAATTTTTAAATGAATTAAAATTAAAGAAAAATATAAACTCTATAGAAGTTGATGATGAGAGTTATGATACAATAGATAGCAATATTGACTTTAAAAAAATTAAACCATCTTTTAAAGTAGATGTTTATCAAGCAAAAGGGGAATCTTTTGGTAGTTTAATTGATAATCCATCTGCTCCTATTGAGATAAATAATCAAAATAATATTCAAACAAAAACTAAAGAAGAAATTTTATCAGAATTTCAAAAAGAAGCTGGCTCGTTAAGATCTAAATAATATGCCACGCAAAAAAAAAGGCGTTGTTAGACCATCTTTTGAAGAATCGATAGATATTATTAATTCTGAAATTCAAAAACGCAAACATCGTTGGCATTTAACTGCCATCGCATGGATGGATTTCGAGGATGTTGCTCAAAGATTAAGAATACATATTTATAAGAAATGGGAGAAATGGGATCCACTGCGCCCTATGAGGCCATGGCTTAATCAAGTTATTAACCACCAAATGACAAACATGTTGAGAAACCATTATTCTAATTTCTCGCGCCCATGTTTAAAATGCCCATTTAATACTGGAGATTATGGTTGTTCTATATATGGAACACAAAATAATTCTTGTAAGGACTATTCTAAATGGGAAAAAAGTAAAAAATCAGCTTATGACGTAAAATTCCCATTAAGTATTCATAGTCCAAACCATGACAACCCTGAAACAACCTTGGAAAATGTTTTACATGATACGGAGAACATGATGGATATAGAAAATTTAATGCCACTTTTCCATGAAATCATGAAGAAAAATCTAAGTCTCATTGAGTGGAAAGTTTATGATTATATGTTTTTACAGCATTTAGACGAGTCCGAAGTAGCAAAAAAAATGGGTTATAAATTAAGTTTAAAAGAGGGGCGGCCAGCATATAGACAAATTAGTAAAATTAAATCAAAAATTTTACAAAAAGCGCGCGAAGTTGTAAGGGAGGTTTTATAATGGAAGAAATTCTTACATTAGAACAGCAAAATAGATTAAAAGAATTTTTGCAAAAAAATCCTGAAGCCACCCTCACAGAAATTACTGCTTATACTTATAATAATGAAAATATTGATAGCCGTAGTAAAGAAGGGCGGATTTTAAAACAATATTTATTAGATAATAATATTGAATATAAAAATCGGTCAGTTTTCCAAAGGGGTCGCGTTTCATTAACAAAAGATCAAGAAGAATTTATAAAAAATAATTATAAAAATCAACACTATTTAGATATGGCGAAAATCTTATTTAAAAATAATACTTTAACCCATCTAAGTCTCGAATCGCGCGAAGTTAACAAATATGTTAACAAACTGCAAAAAGCAGACCCTACTTTTTTGAACATGACGACTTATGTTCCCAAAGAATCGGAAGTCACGACCCCAACCCCTCTGGGTGAATACTTTCCACCGCGCCGTATGGATCAAACATTATATCGAATTAATAAATATCTTAACTTGGGGTGGGAGGATAAGAAATTAAAAGCCGTTCAGACTAAGCAAGTCGAAATGTTGCAAAGATATTTGAATACTTTTAGTTTTTGTTATCAAATTAATACCTATCGTCGTGAAGACGATAGAAAATTATTTGAGGATGCTTTTATCCGTTATACATATGATAAAGAAGATCTTACGCAAGAAGAACTAGATCAATTTATTACCTTATGTACTGAGACAGTTACGGCTTCAAGTATTTTGCAACAGGTTGAGGACTTGCGTCAATTATTGAGACAGGCATCGGAAGAAGACGATGGTCGCAATATTAAAATGAGCCTTAATGAGGCAATTAGTAGCTTACAAACTGAATACAACCAATGTCGTAATAGACAAAATAAATTATATAAATCACTTGTAGATGATCGATCTAAAAAAATACAGGAGCGCAAGGAAGAAAACGCAAGTATTCTTAATTTAGTGCAAGCGTGGAAAGACGAGGAACGTCGTAAAAGTATTATTCACCTCGCGGAAGCTCAAAAACAAAACCTGCAAGACGAAGCTAAACGCTTATCATCAATGGACGAGTTAAAAGCGGTAATTCGTGGAATTGATATTGATGAAATGGTTCATAGTTAATATAATATATTATGAATAAGAACAAAATATACTTAAAATGTAAAGTTTGTGGTGAAGAATTTAATTATTTTGCTGAACTACAAAAACATTTAAGATATTACCATAAGCTTTCTTGTAAAACTTATTTTGAAACTTATTGGAAGCGCATTGATCGTTTTAATGGAACAAAATTAGAATATAAATCTTTTGACCAATATATTACTTGCGATTTTGTTGATAAAAAAAACTATAAAAACTGGTTAAAGACTCTTTCCAAAGAAGAGTGTGCGGATTATTTTAAAAGTAAGTTAGAGCAATATTGTGATTTAAAAACTCTTGATATGACGCCCAGTCAGGTAGAGTGTCAAAGTATTAATTGTTTATTACCTATTAGTACAATGGAAGCTTTGTCTGGAATCTGTTACAATGATTTATGTAAAAAAATTGGATTGCATTCCAGATTTAATTATCAAATTCCTGATGAAATTCCTTTCACTCCTGTTCCACAAATTATTGTAGATAGTCGTGAACAAAAACCATTTCATTTTGAAGAGCATACTTTAATTGAATCTAAATTAGAATATGGCGATTATTCTCTTCACCCTAACAATAAATTAGCAGTAGAGAGAAAAAGTTTATCTGATTTATATGGAACTTTGAGTGGTGGCCGCGAAAGATTTGAACGCGAAATTCAAAAGGCTAAAAAAATGGAAGGTTATATTGTCGTAGTTGTAGAATCGACTCTCAATAATATGATGTATCAAAAACAAAAATTTGGTAAAGCTTCTGGCGAGTTTATTGCTCATAACATGAGAAAATTATTACGTCAATATGATAATTTACAATTTGTTTTTTGTGATGGGCGCGAAGAAGCCAGAAATAAAACACTTCATATTTTAGGTATGAATGAAGAAGCTTGTAAAATAGATTTACAATATTACTTTGATACAAAATGGCACTCATCGTAGGAAATCAAAAAAAATCTAAACCATTAGCTAACGTTAATAAAGAATTGCTTGATTTAAAAGGCGATTTAACCGACGAAGAAGCAAGGGTTAGCCTTGCTAAATTTCTAAGATATAATCTTGGTTTTACTACGGAATTATCAATGGGCTTGACATTAGAAGCTTATCAAGAATTAACGTTAAATTCTTTTTTTAATAGAAACTATTGCATGTTAGTATGGGGTCGTGGTGGTGCTAAAAGTTTTTGCGCTGCAATCTATTGTATTCTCAAATGCATGCTAGAACCTGGAACTAAAATACTTATTGCATCTATTAACTTTCGTACTAGCCGCCGTGTTTTTAATGAAATTGAAAAATTTTTAATGTCTCCAGGGGCGGCTCTAGCGCGACAATGTTTTGGTTTAAAAAGCAAGCGTAATGACCAGTACGAATGGCAAATTAATGGCGGTAGTATCACAGCTATCCCACTAACTGGAGAAAAAATTCGTGGTATCCGTGCTAACGTACTTATATTGGACGAGTTTTTACTTTTACCCCCAGATATTATTGACAATGTTCTTATTCCATTCTTGAGTTCGCCAAGAGATGTAGGCGAACGTATTCGTATTAGAAAATTAGAAGAAGAATTAATAAAAAAGGGCTTATTACATCCAGATAATAGACATATCTTTGAGAACACATCTCAAATGTTATGTTTAAGTTCTGCAAGTTATACCTTTGAACATTTATTTCGCGTTTATCAACAATGGTCGCATTTGGTAGAACATCCAGACGAACAAGAGTCTAAAGAGGGCGAGCTTCCTGGGACATATTTTATTTCCCAATTAAGTTATGAAGCCTTACCACAACACATGGTAGATCAAGGCGCGATTCAAGTTGCTAAAAGTGGTGGGAGTTCACATCATTCGTTTTTACGTGAATATTGCGCCCGTTTTATTGATGGTGGGGATAGTTATTTCTCACCTAAAAAAATGCATGACTGTACGATTCCAGATGGAGAATACCCAACCACTAAAGTAATTGGAGATAGTGATAAAAAATATATTATATCTATTGACCCAAATTTTTCTTCTTCAAAAGGTGCTGACTATTTTGCTATGAGCGTTATTGAGATTGACGAAGAAAAGAAGCAGGGTATTTTAGTACATGGTTACCAAGCGGCTGGCTCATCTTTACAAGATCATATAAAATATTTTTATTATTTATATAAAAACTTCAATATTGCCTTAATTGTAATTGACCATGCTGGTGCGGATACTTTTATTGACGCGGTTAATAACTCTCAATTTTTTAAAGACATAAATCGTAAAATTGGTTTTGTGGATTTTGACTCTGATAAAGAAAATGAAGATTATACTAAAATGTTAAAAGACTGCGCTCGTCAATATAATAAAGATTTTGGTAATATATGTATTAAACAATATTTTACTAGTTTTTTCTTGGGTCGCGCAAATTCTTATTTACAAACCTGCATTGATCATAAAAAAATATGGTTTGCCTCGCGCGCGAGTAACCATCCCGATATCTTAGAAAATATTTTTACAATGAACCTTCCAATGGAATATATTTACCCAAGAGGAATTGGAGATAAAGCTGATAATGAATTTGAGACTAAAAAATTAACTGTTAGAGAATTTATAGAACAACAAGATTTTATTGTACAGGATACTAAAGATCAGTGCGCCAATGTTGAAGTAACCACAACATCTAGGGGCACTCAGAGTTTCGATCTGCCATCTCATTTGAAAAAATCTACAAGTATAAACAGGGCTAGAAAAGATAATTATACAACCCTGATGCTTGGTAATTGGGGCGTTAAAGCTTATTTTGATATAATGGCTCCAGAGAACTTTGCGAAAAAGAATACAACTTTTGTCGCAGAATTAATCTAATAAAATATCAGATTTTAGTGTAATAGACTATTATAATAAGTTATGGCGCGTGATACTAATAAAAATATTAAGTTCCCAGAACCACAGGTAATTGAAGGATCTATAAAATCAAAAGATACTATAGAAGTCAAAGCTAGTCGCGGGGAAGTGAATTCTTCCGTAAGAAGAAATAGGTCATCCACAATCTCTAGAACTGATAAATATGCAAATATTGAGGGTGGGGTAATTCCTTTTATTTATGGTGGTGGTTATGGTAAATATACCTCAAATATTAGTATAAAAGATACTATTATCTTATGTCAAAAGGCTTATTATAATTTTTCTATTTTTAGAAATACTATTGATTTAATGACCGAGTTTAGTTGCTCGCCTATTTATTTTACTGGTGGCAATGAACAATCCCGTAAATTTTTCCAAGCATGGGGGGACCGTGTCAATTTATGGAAATTACAAGATATGTTTTTCCGCGAATTTTTCCGTAGTGGAAATGTATTTTTATATAAATTAAACGCACAATTTACAAAACAAGACATGCGCGTTCTTACTGATTTAATTACGACAGAGGCGCGCACGGGAGAAATTCCGGTTAGATATATTATTTTAAATCCTGCTGATATCCAAGCTATTGGATCAGCTTCATTTATTACTCCTCAATATATTAAAGTTTTAAACGATTTTGAAATGCAAGTTTTAACAAATCCAGATAATGAACAAGATAGAGAACTTGCTCAAAGAGTTAAGAATGTAAGAGATTTAAAAACTACTAGCAATATTACCCAATCAAATCAATACATGATATTTGAATTAGATCCAGAAAGATTTATTCCAGTATTTTATAAAAAACAAGATTATGAACCATTCAGCGTCCCGATGGGTTTCCCAGTTCTCGAAGATATTAACTGGAAGCAAGAACTTAAAAACATGGATATGGCAATCAGCCGTACAATACAGCAAGCGGTCTTATTGGTTACAATGGGAAATGATGAAGTCGGTATGCCGACTAAAGAACAAATCGGAACGTTAAGAAAAATTTTCGAAAATGAAAGCGTGGGTCGTATTCTGGTGACTGATTATACAACCAATATTAAATTTATTATTCCAGAAATCAGTAATATCCTTGATCCTAAAAAATATGAAGTTGTTGATCGTGATATTCGTTATGGTTTAAATAATGTTCTTTTTGGCGAGGAAAAATATGCCAATACTAATACTAAAATAGAAGTATTCTTATCAAGATTAAAGCATGCGCGTGAAACATTTATGAATGAGTTCATTTTACCAGAAATGAAAAAAATTGGTAAAAATCTTGGTTTTAAAAATTTGCCAGTCGCACGTTTTAAAGACGCTGATTTTAAGAGTGACGCAAATCTGACGCGCGTTTATTCAAGGCTTATAGAATTAGGCGTTCTTACTCCAGAAGAGGGAATTACGGCTATAGATACTGGAAGATTACCCCTACCCGAAGAAAGTGTTGAATCTCAACAGGAATTTCGGAAACTTCAAGAAGACGGTTTATACCAACCACTTTTAAATAAGCCCCAACAACAACAAACTGGTCGCCCTGCTGGAACCGGAACCCCCCAAACAACAAAAGCGCCTAGAACAGCGCCAACTGTTCAAGCATCGGAAGTAAAACCTAAAATTAACGCGGATCTTGTAGCTAAAAATCTAGTAAAATTTGATAGTTTAGTTGAAGCGGTTGAAACAACTTTAAAAGAAAAGTATGATCGTAAAAGATTAACAAAAGAACAAAAAGAAATTATTCAAACAATTGCGGAAACAATTGCAACAAATGAATCTCCAAAAGACTGGATGAATAAAATCAATGACTATATTAATAAACCCGTACAAATAAATGTAAATATGGAAAAAATTAATGAAATTGCCGCTGAATACGGGCTAGATTATAAAACAGCAATTTTATTATATCATAGCAAATTAGATTAATATGAGTAAAAGTTTAATTAGAAAAAATCAATTACATCCTGATATTTCCGACTTAGTGAGTGGGTATGGAACTGGTTTTTTTGTTACCCCCTCTCAATTAGAAAATGCTATAGACATAGCTCAGGCAGAAGCTACCCAAGGAGCTGTTTTAATTAGCGGTAATCAAACAATTACTGGTATTAAAACATTTATAAATAGGCCTATTTTTAATGGTTCTGGACTAGCTACAACTGGGGAATTAGGTGGATCTACAACTTTTAATGGTAATAGAGCAATAACAAGATCGAGTATTGATGGTGTAACACCTGGGGGTACAGATGTAGTAACCTTTTTAAATAATTTATTTTATCCATTTATTTCTGGATCAATTACTTTAAATGGCTTCGCAGTTCAAGAGCTTGGTACAACAACAGTTTCTATCCCTTTTGTTGGAACTATAAATACAGGAAGTTTAAGTTTAACCGGATTCACAAATGTCGAGGGATATGTAAATAATGTGGGTCGTCTGCCATTACTCTTTCCAGTTGTTCAAAATTTTAATTTTTCTGTTGGGGTTAATTTAAATTCAACATCTAATAATGTTTATATTAAAGCAAGTGGTAGAGATCAAAATAATATCCCAATTCAAATTCAAAGTAATACGCAAAGTATTGTATTCGAAGCTCCTTACTACTGGGGGTCTGGGCAAGATAATTTAACACCCGCTCAAATTACTGGAGCGCCGAGAACTAAAGTTGTTTCAAGTCGTCCTAATCCTATTACATTAACATATAATACAGTTAATAGTCGTTTTTGGCTAGCATACCCTTCTGGATGGGGAGCTTTAACTTCTATAATAGATCCTAGCAATTTTAATATTATAACAAGTTTTACTGGTTCGGGTATGTTGTTAAATCTAGTAAATGGGTCTACACACCCATATTTAGTATATAAATCTTTAGTCAATTCAACAAATTCTGATTTTCAAATTAAATTTAATTTTTAACCTATGGGAATACAATTATCCACAAATTTTGACCTATCATCACAAATCCCCTTGGATTCAAGGGCGATTGTTGCTACTACTGGCGAAATGAACGCATTCGTAGTAAATAATAAAGCTTATGCAGGACTTACTGTATATGTAACTGGAGAAAATAAATATTATTATTATAATACTAGTAACCAATGGGTAGTTTTAAATAATTTTCCAGGGGAAAATGTTGTTTATACTACCGGTAATCAAACGATTAGTGGAATTAAAACTTTTGCGACTCGTCCACAAGTAAACGGAACTGGGATTTTATTGCAAGGTGAAATCCCATCTTTGCCGAACACTCTTGTTTATACGACCGGTAATCAAACGATTAGTGGGGAAAAAAAATATGCAGAAAATGCTACTTTTTTAGACGAATCCGTTTTTCAAAAAGAATCAACTTTTTACGACAGATTAACATTAACGAATCGAAATTGGAGTAATACATATTCTATAAGTGGCTCTGGTGTAAATGATCAAATTGGCAAAACTGTATATTTAAATAAAGATGGTAATGTGCTTATTGCCTCAAGTAGCCCAAGTGGTTCATCGGTTGGGGGTCCTGTTTATATATATACAGGATTTAATAATACATGGAATTTAAAACAAACCATAACTGGAAATTCTTTTAATTCTTCTCTCGTGGGCGATAGGTTTGAGATGAGTTCCGACAATACGGTATTGTGTATTAGTTTTGAAAATTTTGGTAACAAATTACATATTTTTACTGGATCTAGAAATCTTGGATGGAACTTTAAACAAACTATTACCGGAAATTATACTTTTGGGCATCGTTTTGCTATGGATGACAATGGTGAAACAATAGCTGTTAGTACATATAGATTCGGAGGTGGCATCGGAGAAACTGGTAAGGTTGATATATTTACTGGATCTAAAAATACTACCTGGAATTTAAAACAAAGTTTCACGGGCGAGGGGCTAAACCAGCTATTTGGGAGCAGTGTATCTTTATCTAAAGATGCTAAAGTATTAGCAATTGGAGCGGTTTTCAGCGGTCGCGCCTATACATATGTTGGTAACCCTATTGATGGATGGCTCCCGCAGCAAATATTTACGACGAATGCGATTCAACAACCAGCAATCGGCTTTGGACAATTCGGCTCTAAACTTCTTCTTAATAATAGCGGAACAGTTTTAATAATTAGTCATAGTAATGAAGATAATTATAGAGGTGCTCTATATTTTTATACAGGATCTAACACTAACTCTTGGAATCTAGTAGATAAAGTTATTGGTTTTACAGGTTTTGATCTGTTAGGTGTTTCTGAAGGTCTTGTGTCTAATAGTGACGCATCTATTGTGGTACCTACAGCCCCAGGCTATAATGGGATAGGTGGACACTATTCATTAATATTACAAAAATCTATAATAGAAAATAGATGGTTTATACAACAAAAAATTGATACTAATCAAGATTTACGAGTAAATACTGCTAGCACAATAAATAGTGATGCAAGCATTATAGCGTTTTCCTCGCCTTTTTTCAATTATAATAATTCTCCATTTAGATATGGTAATGGATTAATACAACTTTATACAGACGTAAATCCTAATAGTTTTAGTCTTGGTAATATTTATCCAGAAGATTTTGCAAGAATAGACGGCTCATTAAAAATTGTTGGAAATTTAAATTTAACTGGTAATTTAAATATCAATGGGAATTTTAATACGAATGTAACTCCAACAGTAAATAATAGTGGTTTAGCATTACTTGACAGGTCTGTACAAACAGATTCTGACGCTAGAATAGTTAGTTTAAGATTTACCCAAACTGGTGATAATGGTGATTATTCAGAACCGGCTCCAAGAATTAGAACAAAATTTGTATCTGGTGGATATGATAGAATTCAAGTTACTCATGGCCTATTTTCTAATAGGCAAATACTTGAAGTTTGGGAGAGCGGGGTTATATTAAATCATCGCCCAACAGTAAATGGAACTGGTGTTCTTTTAAGCGGTGAAACTACCCTACCATTCGTTAATATAAATAATATTACTACTAATTTTGGTTTTAACGATTCTTATAATTCAAAATTATTAACTATAAATGCATCTCAAAATATAACCGGAACCGTGCCAACAGGATTGTCAACTGGTTATAATGTGTCTTTTGCTCAAATAGGCACTGGGAAATTATTTATTACTGGTAGTGGTGGAGCGATAGTCAGACAACGTTTAAATTTATATAATACTGCTGGTCAATATGCGGTTGCTTCTTTGGTTCATTATAGTGGTAACCAATATTTGTTATACGGAGATTTAAATTAATGTTTAATAACTATTCTGCTCATGTTGGAATTTTAACCAGAGAGGTCGGAAGAATCTACTGGAAAAAAGCTCTTGGGTCAGAATGTCCATTGGAAATTTTTAATAATAGGGTTTATATGGATTTTTCCCAAGAAGCTCCTGGATGGTATATGTATAATTTTCCACCAACGAATATTGGTATAGGTCAAACTTTAAAAGTAGAATGTGATTTTGCTCTTTATACTGGAAGTAACGATTTTAATACCTATTTAGGTACTGAGGGTGGTATTAGATTTGGATTATTTAATTCTAATAATAATCCTGTAAATATAGATGGTTTATCGAATAGTGGGCAAATATTTTGTAATTATGAGGGGTACGCCACAACTTTAAGCCCCGATAGTTTAGACCCGAATGGATTACAATTACGAATACGAACTAAAGATCCGAATGGCACTATATTTGATTATGGACGATTAATTAACTCTGTGGGGGCTGTATGTTACGGAAATGGTGCTGTAGCGGCTGAAACTTCAATTAATACATCTATTACTGGAGTCAATAATCCTCTCGAGGTTAGGGACGGAGAGTCAGTTAATAATCAAATTTTTTATTATAAATTTAAACAAACGGTAAATAGGACATCTCTTACAGGTTCACTTATTACATTATCAATTTTAACCGGGTCTTTAAATATAGGAGAGGTCTCATATACACATAATTTTACAGGTAATTATGATACATTTGATAATTTTGTTTTCAGGTGCAATGGTGATATGGTAGACCAAGCAATCATACAAAATCTTAAAATATCGTTAAGTAGTAATTTTTGGGATATACCTGAAAATCAAGCGGGGCAAACTTTGACAGCATTCAAAGTTATATATTCAAGTGGAAATGTAATTGCCGATTGGGGGGATGGAAATACTAGTGGTATAACTTCTAATGTGAATTATAATTATACTTGGAGTGCATAATAAATAAATTGTATAATTTAAAATGTGTGTACATATGTATATGAGATATTTCTTAATATTATCAATGTTTTTAACAGGATGCGTATGTTTGAATCCAGATCATAAAAAATCTGGACCACCAATTGCTAATACCGGAGAAGTTATTAGTTCTTTAGAAAAAACAAAAACAGAATTAGAAAAAGCTGGTGATTCAAATACAATTGTTAGCGAAAAAGTAGATAAAGCTTTAACACTCGCTGAGCGTTTAGAAAAACTATTAGAACAAATTCAAGAAGAAAATTCTAAGAATGTAAAGGAACCAATTAAATGAAAAAATTATTACCATTAATTATATTATTAATTTTGTCTGGAACAAGTTTCGGGCAATTTTGGAAGCCAAAACCAAGGCCCACCCCAGTTCCAAAACCCACCCCAGTTGTTGTGGAAAAATCTAAAAATCCAATACAGGACGCAAAACAAATAGTTAAAGAATTGCAATCAGAATTAAAAATTGCAAAAAATGAAAACGCGAAGTTGAAGCAAAATTTAAATGAAGCGAATACTAATGTTAAAAATGGATTTATACAAATTGAAAAGTTAAATAAAGATATTACTACTTTGAAAGAATGGGGTGTAGTACAACAAGCTGAAGCGCAAAAATGGCTTGAAAAATATACCAATGCGATTAAACGTTATCATCGTCTCAAATTGATTGCTGCGCTTATTGCGGCTGCTGGCGGTGTTTTGTTAGGATTACAATTTATGACTTTTGTTCCACCACCATATAATTTATTAGTTCCAATTGGTGGCGCCGGATTATTTGCAACACTTGTTTGGTTATTTTTATAATATGTGGGAGAATGTAAAAAATATTGCTAGTAATGCGGCGGCTTTTCTAAGTTCAAATAAAGTTCCGCCTGGAACGCCAATCGAATTACAACCAGCCTTAAGAAATGAAAATCATTTTAAATCTAAAAAATTCTTTTTAGCATTTTCATCTTTTATTGGTCTCTTGGCGTTTTATTTATTATCGGTTAGCATTTTATTTTTATTGCCAACGAAGAACGAATTAATTTCTGGGTATGTAACTATTTTTACAAAAACGATAGAAATCATTGCAATTATTGTCGCCGTATATATTGGAACGCAAGCCACAATTGATTTTAAATATGGAAGTACTTCTAATACAAATTTAGATTCTGTGTTAACATCCGAGCAACGTGAAGAAAAAATAATTCAAGAACAAACAATTGTTTATGCGGAAAAATATAAAAATGATCCATCATATGCCCCAATAGATTGGGTGTTTAATCAAGAACAGTAATAATATGAAAGTTTTACAAAAAGGAGACGTAAGTGAAGAAGTAAAACAGTGGCAATTGTTTTTGCAAAGTGCTGGTTATAAAGTTCCTTATGTTGACGGAGCCTTTGGCCCAGCAACAGAACGCGAAACTATAAAATTTCAAGTCAAAAATGGATTAAAAGCAGATGGTGTTGTTGGTCTGAAAACTTGGAAATTCGTAACAAATATTTCTAATAATACCCCATTGTCTCAACGCTGGCCAAAACAAGATTATAATAGCATGGTAAATTTTTATGGGCCAGTTGGGGAGAATCAAACCCAATTAGAAGTTCCTTATAAATTAAAACTGGCATGGGCTCCATCTACGACTTTAACAAAAGTAACATGCCACCAAAAAGTAGCAAAATCTTTATATACAATTTTTGAAAATACACTCAAAACATATGGAGACAAAGAAATTAGTAAATTAAGATTAGATATTTTTGGCGGAATTCTAAATGTGAGAAAAATGCGGGGAGGATCTTCTTGGTCAATACATAGCTGGGGGGCGGCTATGGACCTTGATCCTGATAATAATCAATTAAGATGGGGTAAAGATAAAGCAAGCTTTGCCAAACCAGTTTATAATGATTTTTGGAAAATTGTAGAGGCCGAAGGCTGGGTTAGTTTATTAAAGGAAAGAAATATGGATGCTATGCATATCCAAGCAGCGAGATTATGAAACATGGAAAATTAAAAGGAGTAAATTTAAAAATTTCTAGATCCCAAATGTCTCAAGAAGATTTAGAGGCGATCAGAAAATATGATAGAGAATACCGAGCTAAACGAAGATTAAATCCAGAATTAAAAGAATTAGATAGACAAGCATATCATAGATGTATCAATAAAGATAGAAAAAAAGCATATAAAAGAAATGCAGAATGGCGAAAAAGAAATTGGGCCAAAGTATATGCAAAACGCCTTGAGCCAACCAACAAAATAGCAAATATGTTTCGTTCCAGATTATGCACGGCAATAAAAAAACAATTAGGTTTTAAAAAAGTAAAATCTATTGAGTTATTAGGTTGTTCAATCCCAGAATTAATGAACCACCTCGAATCCAAATTTTATGCAAACATGTCATGGGAAAATTATGGCAGCTATTGGCATATAGATCACATTCGCCCGTGCGCGAGCTTCAATTTACAAAATGAAGAAGAGCAAAAAATATGTTTTCATTATTCTAATTTGCAACCCTTGACTGCAAAAGATAATATAATTAAAGGCGCAAGATTATAATAATAAAATTATAAAAATTAGTGTAATGTATTTATAATAATAAAATGCCGACTTACGATGATGAGCCAGTAAAAAATGTTGAGTCCTTAACTGGGTTTGACTTGTCCGATTTACTTTTTTCTTTCTCGCGCCCAATCTCTTTGTGCGCTATGGAGCTAGATAAATTCGAAAACAATAAAATTGTTATTAGCAATAAACTCAAAAATGTTGCCCTGTTAGCAGAACAAAGTGTAAATTTACCAATGGATACAATGAAAGATTTTAAATATTCAATTCGTTTTGACGGTATTATAGTTCAGGCAATGGTTTCGTCTGATGAAGATAAATATTTAGCAGTGGCGTCTGTTGACCAATTAAAAGAATATCTTCCTAAGAATGTTGATCTTGATGTAAATCGTGATTTGATGGGCGTTGCTTTTGATGCTTTCGTTGTTAATCGCGGAAATAAAAATGGACATATTATTAGTACAGACGTTGCCCTAGCAATGGTTGAAAATTTTATTAATAAACCTTTTAATATTGAACATAATCGCAAAGTTGTAGTTGGTGTTTGTACTGGTTATGGATTTAGCGAATTTGGTAGTAGCAAACCATTGACTCTTGAAGAAGTTAAAACTAGAAAAGATCCTTTCAACGTTGTTCTTTCTGGATACGTATGGAAAATTGTAAATCCTGATTTTGCTTCAGAACTCGTTGAGAGTAGCGACCCGTCTTCTAATAAATATCTTTCTGTTAGCGCAAGTTGGGAACTCGGGTTCAATGAGTTTAATGTTGCTAAAGGTAATAAAAATTTAGCAGATGCAACTATTATTGAGAAAGAAGAAGATATTGTAGAATTAAAAGATCGCCTTAAAGTATTTGGTGGAAACGGTTTTACTGAAGATGGTGAGATGGTTCTTTTAAATCTTCAGGGGAATGTTCTTCCATTAGGAATTGGTTTTACAAATACTCCCGCCGCCGAAGTTAGTGGCGTTGTTATTTCCTACGATAAACCAGAAGTAGAAGAAGCTGTAAAAGCCGAAGATGATGCCAAAGAAGAAAAAATTGTAGAATCGTCTGAAATTAAAATGAATAAAAAAAGTGTCCAAGAAGAAAATAATAATGTAAAAAATAATATGCAATTAAATAATATTGATGATATTACGGAAGATTCCATTAAGGAAATTGCTGCAAGCCAAGTTCGTGAATTTATTTCGAATCGTATTGCAGACCTTGCAAAAGAATGGCAATCAAAAGTTGAAGAAAAAGAAACAGCACTTAAAGCCGCTGAAGATCAAATCGCTGAATTAAAAACCAGTCTTGAATCAATCAAAGCTGACAGTGAAAAAGTAAAAGAAGAATTCACAAAAATTCAAGAAGATCTCAAAGCCAAAGAAATTGAAGCCAATTTCCAACGCCGTATGTCCTTGCTTGATGAAGAGTTCGATCTTACTGATGAAGATCGTAGTATCATCGCAGAAGATTTAAACACCATTGAAAACGATGAACAATTCGAAAAATGGTATAAGAAGTTTTCTACATTCGCCGCTGCGAAAAAGAAGTCGGCAAAGAAATTCGTACTCTTCAAAAAAGAGGGCGAAGAAAAAGACGAAAAAGACGCTAAGGAAGAAAAAGCTTCCGAAGTTGTCGCCAGCGAAGAAAAAACTGTAGAAGAAGTAATTTCGAGTGCAGAGGTAACGGAAGAAGTCCTTCCAAACGCTTCCTCTCCTCAAGAAGTTTCACTGGTTGAAAAAATCAGCGCCGCTTTCAATAAAAATAGCGTAAAAATTAAATAAATAGAAAGAAATAAAATATTATGGCAAATTTAAAACCATTCAGAGATTACGATGAGCATGATGTTATTAACCTTTTCGCCGTCAATGCCGTAAGTGCCAATAAAGGTACTGTAGTTATAGCCGACAGCAATGGTGTTAATCTCAAAGACGCTTCATCTTTAGATAACCTCTCGCCCTACGGGAATACTCTTTCAGCACAATTCAATGTTCCTTGGACTGTTAGCCCAGCCGCTTCTGGCGCAGCTAAAAGCCAAATCGTTGGATTATTGCTCAAAGACGTTCGCAGAGTTGACGAGAACGGTGAACAATTAATTTTCAACCCACGCAAGGCAGCTGAGATGGATGTCATCATCAGTGGTCAAGCATGTCCCATTCTTACGAAGGGTCTTGTTCTTGTAAGCGGTATTGTTGGAACCCCAGCTTTCGGTAGCGGCGCAGCCGTTTCTGATGCTGGCGGCGGAGATCTTAAAGTAGTTGCTTATGGCAGCGCAACAGTTGGTAAATTCCTCGGACCTAAAAATGACGAAGGATATGCTTTACTCAAAGTAGAACTCTAATAAATTAGAAAAAATTATAAAAATATGAAAATTCAATTCGATAAAAACCCTGAGCAAATCGAGCTTATCAAAGCCCTTGCCTCAGATAACAAAACAGTTGCCGTAGAAGCTCAAGAAGCTTTTGCAGCATTCATCAGTGATGTCGTTCAGCAAGTTCTTTTACAAGCTGGTACAGCTTCAATGATTTATCGTGACGTAGAATTTGACGAAGACGATTCTCCCTCGATTCCTCTCGACTTATACTATGGTCTTAACGAAGGTCACATCAGCGTTTGGTCACAAACAGTAGGTGGCGGTCTCCCAACAAACTTTGTTCAAGGTATGCAAGAGATGAAGGTTAATACCTATCGTCTTGACAGTGCTATCAGCATGGACAAACGTTATGTTCGCAGAGCCCGTCTCGACGTTGTTGCTGCTGGTTTAGAACGTATGGCCAATGAAATTCTTGTCAAACAAGAACGTAATGCTTGGGCTGTTATTCTCAAACTCTTGGCCGAAGCTTCCACAAACAGCACCAAACACGTTTTCCGTGTAGGTACTGCTGGAACTTTCCAACTCGACGACATGAACAAGCTCTGGACTTTAGTCCGTAGACTTAATGCTGCTTACACAGGTGGTACCCCACAAGCTCTTCAAAGCCGTGGATTAACCGATATCTTCGTAAGCCCAGAAGTCAAGGAACAAATTCGTGCGTTCGCTTATCAGCCAATGAACACCCGTTCTGGCGCTGTTACTACAAGTGGTGCTACTTCGGTAGCTCTTCCTGACAGCGTTCGTGAAGAAATCTATCGTGCCGCTGGTACGAACGAAATCTTCGGCGTAACAATTCATGAATTGCTTGAACTCGGTGAAGGCCGTAAATATAATGACTTGTTTGACACTTTCGCTGGTGCAACACAATTCAATACTTATGGACAATCCGGTGGGACAACATTCACAAGCGCAACCGATGAATTAATTCTCGGTATCGACGCTAGCCGTAACGCTTTCTTGCGCCCAGTCGCAATCCAAAGCGAAAGCCGTGGTCAAGTCAAGGTTCTTCCTGACGATCAATTCTTGGCTCGTAGCCAAAAAGTTGGTTTCTACAGTTATGTAGAAGAAGGCCGCGTAGCTGTTGACGCTCGTGCAGCTGTTGGTTTAATTGTATAATTAAACAAATAGTATAAAAATTAAGGGCCACCCGCGAGGGTGGCTCTTTTTTTGTAAAAAATTAGATTATTATTACATAAAATAACATAATATTTAAGATGAATACTCAACCTAAAAAGAAAAGAGGTCGCCCTTCAAAAAAAGAAATGTTACAAGTACATGGAAAAGAAGAAAAAAATCAAAAGCCGCCCTCTTCTTTAGATGAAATCTTGGGAGAAACTCTTTCGATATACACAGCTAACAGCTCAGAAGAATATCGTGGACAATTAGCGGAAATGAATATGACTGATTTGCAAGCGCATGCATATAAGATTGGGCTAGTTCCCACGCCAGATAGAAAAGTTCTTACAGATCGTTTAGCCCAAGAGTTTGTAAAATGGAATTCGCGTTATGGTAGTAATATCGCTACTGGTCAAGTTAAATCCGTTGATGATTTAGATGCTAAAGCTAAAAAGATCTTAAGAGAAGGTGCCTAATTTTTGTGTAAAATAGTATGTGAACTGTCAAAATTATTTAACACAATTAGTTGCCAATGTTTATTATGATTTAGGAGAACCTTCGGATTATACTCCTGCAAGATTAACTGCATGGTTTATAGATGACTCAAATCTAGGTAAATTAAATAACTTAATTGGAACTTCTTTTTCCGGAGTTGCGTACAGAAATAATAATGGAATGATTACTGGATATGGAGTAAGTCCAGAACCTAATAATGACCAACTCGCAATTTACAAAATGATTTTTGATTGTGATTATTTAAAAATTCAATCTAGAAATTTAGCAAAAAGTTCTGCTACCATTGGAAATGATTGGACTGATTTAAGAGAAGGTGACAGTTCTATTAAAAAAATTAATAAAAATGAAATTTCAAAAAACTTTCGCGGTTTGGCACAAGATTGTAAAGCAGAATTAGATAAAGCTGCTAAAATGTATCTGAAATATAATGCTATTCCAGACCAAGTTGCGGGTGACGATACCGAAGGAGTCTCGCATTACATAATTCAAGAATATCAAAGAACTTTAAATTAATATGGCAAGTTTAGTTTCAGATAGTGATAAGTTAGTATATGCAAATGAATTTAATAATATTCATGATACGTTCGCTAGACCCGTTATTGCGTGGAAAACTCCTGAGCGTGTAGTTGTTTCTAGTAACCTAGATTATAATTTTTTATATAACGATCAAGAGTCAATTGAAGTTTCGTATGTGCCCGTAAGTGGTATATTTGACTGTCGAATTCAATGGCAAGACCCTTCTAAAATGATGGGATGGCCAGAAATTCGTGAAGAAGTTCGTGGAAATATTTGCCGTATAAAAGCTAGAAAAGATTTTGTAGATTTTATTAGCGATGCAGAAAAAATTGAAATTGATGGACGGCCAGTTCAAGCTGTGGGGACAAATCGCCCACACGGGCTTTTCAATATAGATTTTTACACAATGTTTTTTAAGGAGAGTGAGTAAATGGCTAACAAAATTAATAAGAAACTCATTCAAAAAAAAATTTTTGAAAATAAAGTAACGAAAAAAATGGTTCGTGAAATTATACGAAAAGAAGTGGAAAAAGAAAAAGTTTTATTTTTAACGGAATTTGAATCTCATCCAGTAACTCAAGAATTAGATGGGGGCGAAAATGCTTCTAATAATTCTGGAACGCTAGGTGGTTATGGAAATTTGTTTTCTTTTCTAGGTTTTAATAATGGGGCAAATCCAACGGCTCCAGTCAAAACTTTAATTCAAAAAATTGCATTAGATCGTAATGTTCAAAGCAGTGGTAATACTTTTAAATTTAAAGTTAATATCCCATCAAAAGAAGATTTCGCCGCAGTTAGTCGAATGCCGTGGGAGGGTGGGCGTAGTTGGTTATTAGATATCGAGCGTGGAATTTCAGGTTTAGGGGCTTATTTGTATGGAAGATTTAAAAGCTCTCGCTCTGGGACAGGTATCCAAAATAAGTACAATTATGCGAATCGTAGGTTTCAAAATGTAAAATACTTTAGTGAGATGTACTCAAAATTTCTTAGAAGATTAGGGGCTAAATAATGAAAGCTACTTATATTACAAACTTAATGTCAAGTTTTTATTTGTGGTTGGACCATGAAATTTTAACTCGTGGCGAAGCGTTTACAAATTATAGTGGAAAACTATATAGTTCACCAGATCCAAATTTTCCAACAAATTCTGTTTATAGCGCGCCATTTCGTCAATGGGTTTATGATGTTAGCGTGCCAAATGCAAACATTCCTTCGGGAATTTTTATAAATGGCAATCGCGTTAAT